CAAACCTCGCCCTCGCCCACCTCAGCGGGCAGGCCTTCCAGTCTGAAGCAATCCGCTACCTCTTCAACCAGTCGGGCGTCTACCAGTCGGTCGAGCTGTACCCGCACCCGAGCGGCGACCAGGACATCAATACCCGCATGGTCATCGCCCCGACGCGCATGCAGGAAGACCAAGACGTGCCCCTCGTGCCGGCTGCGTATGCGCAGATTGTCGCCTACGCCGCCCTCGAGTCCCTCACCCTCAAGGTCGACAACCCGGCACTCAGCCAGGTGTACATGAGGAAGAAGGACACCCTCTACAAAGCGATGGAGCAGAGGTACTTGAAGGAGGTGCCCCGGCGAATCATCAAGGGCACCCCGACGGCCGGCTATCGCTTCGTTCGGAACCCCTACGGCAAGCTGACGTTCACGCCATGAATCAGTCGCAGTACCAAACCCCGCTCGCCGGTGGCGTCGCCACCAGGTTGCCGCAGAACCCGCAGGATGCCGGGCGGCTGCAGAACTGGACGCTCGACCGGGTCTCGGGCGGCTGGTCGTCTCGCGTCGGCTACGAGCAGTACCGCACCGGGGAGAACGACTTCGACCCGTTCGGCTCGGTCGGACCCGTCTACGCCCTGCACGTTGCGCAGCAGCTCGCCGGTGGAGCTCGGCAGGCCGTGCTCTTCGAGGCAGATGGAAAGCTCCAGTACTACTACGACGCTGCCGGTGTGCCCTCGCTGCGGGTGCTCCAGGCCGACCGCCACATCCCGACGCCCACCGAGGCCGGGTCGTGGTTCACGGACACGCCCTACGGCACCATCGTCACCAACGGCGTCGACCGCCCGGTGCTCGTCAATCCGTGGCCCCTCGGCAGTGCCGCCGAGTCCTCGGCAGCAATCGACCGGTGCATCCGTCCCTTCGGCTTCGCCACCCTGCCGACATCGCCCGAGCCGTTGCGGGTGAACCCGATGCCCGCCCCTTCGGGCGGTAGCTTCGACCCCACCATCCTCGGCAGCGCCCTCACCATCTGGTGTCCGAGCAACCCGCTCGCAATCTCCGACGGTGGGCGCTGGGGCCTCGGCTTCGCCACCAACAAGGCAGGCGGGGCAGCGGACGGCGACAAGGAGGCACTCTTCAACTACGTCGTCAGCTTCATCACAGACACGGGCAGCGAGGGGCCGGCCTCCGAGGTCGGGACGATTGCATGGGGGCTGACGGCGCAGGCCGAAGGCTTCCGGCATGCCGTCGGTGTTCGCCTTCCCATCGGTCCGCCGGGCACCGTCGCTCGCAAGCTGTACCGAACCAAGAACTACTCAGACGACTACGTCTACCAGGGCGACACCACCCTCTACCTGGTGGACGTCATCCGCAACAATGCCGAAGACCTTTTTTTCGACGCCATCAAGACGGCAGACCTCACCCTGCCCAAGCCCGAGATTGCGACCGGCCCCCTGCCTGCTCCCCGAGCTCGCTTCAGCGCGCTGTACGGCGGTTGCCTTTGGCTCGACGGCGGCATCGATGACAGCCTCAGCCTCTACTACTCGTCGCCCGGTCTCATCGAGCAGTTCGCCCCCACGAGTTTTATTCAGCTCAGCAGCGAAGGCGGTGCAGTCACCGGCCTCTTCGGGTCGTACACCAACCTCCTCGTCTTCCGCGAGAGGGGCATCGACGTTGTCACCGGCAGCTTCGCCGAGGGCTTCAAGGTCACCACCATCAGCAACTCGGTGACCTGCCTAAGCCCTCACACCATCGCAGCGGTGCCCGGCCTCGGCGTCGTCTTCCTTGCAACCGACGGTGTCTACGGTCTCACCGGCGGTCTCGAAGGCGGCGCCATCACCGACCTCGTCAATCTGACCGTCGGGCAGGATGAGCTCCTCGAGCAGGTGACGCCCGACTGCCTGCCCCGTGCGGTGGCGACCTTCTCGGCCTCGGAGCGGCAGTACCAGGTCTACATCCCCACGCAGGGCAACGACCGCCCGAACCGGGGCTTGGTGCTCCACCTCGACCGCCTTGCCCTCATCGACTCGCTCAGGCTCAGCCCGTGGAGCACTCGGGTAGGCTTCCCCGTCGGAGCCATCGCAACCCGGGCAGACGGCACCGTCATCTTCGGGCACCACACCGGGGCCGAGGCCGGCGGCACCGACTCGCAGCGCGGGCTCTTCGTCATGTCGGGCAAGCGCACCCTCGGCAGCAGTGTGGTCGATGACCAGATGACCGACGCAGGGCCGCCCACGAGCGTCTACCGGTCGGCCTGGTGGGCAGCGGGTGACCCGCAGCTCCAGAAGCAGATTAGCTACGTGACGGTGTGGATGATGACGACCGGCAACGTCTCGGTCACCATGCGCCACTTCAAGGACTTCGACCTGCAGCCCGTCGAGGAGCGCACCTACCTCATGCAGCCGCCCGACGCTGCGACGCTGCCTGCCCTCGACTCGGCCGTGCTCGGCTCGGGCAGCTACACCAAGGGGCGGTTGGTGCCCCTCCGCTACAGCATCGCCCACCAGTCGGCTGCCTGGTTCTGCTTCGAGATTGAGACGCAAGGCGACGTCATCCTCGTCGGACACGAGTACGGGTTCACCACCAAGGGCACACAGGTCGTCATGGGGAGGCGCGCGTGAAGCATTGGGCACAAAGGCAGGCGACCTCGGGGGGCACCCTCGAGCCGAGCGCAGTCAACGACGAGCTGCGCGCGCAGCAGTCGAGCATCACCACCCTCGACCGCGACCAGCTGCCAGACAACTACGCCGACGAGGCCCGGGTCAAGGACTACGCCTTGCTGCGCAGCTACGTCGACGCGCAGTATCCGACGGGGGGCGAGCAAGATACGGTCGTCTACACGTACAGCGGTGCCGGCAATATGTGGGACTCGGTCGCCTTCCGGGTGTACCCTGGAGGCTGGCAGAACGTCTCGACGGGCAACGGCATCGAACTCACCGGCTTCAAGGGCGGGCACCTTCATGTCGAGTGGACAGGCAACGGCTACATCTTCGGCAGCATGGCGAAGGGCTTGAACCAGCCCTACCCGAAGACGCCCCGCTACCTCAACCTCCGCATCACTGCGAACGGTGTCACCATTGCCGAAAAGCGCGGCCCCGGTTGCCATGAGGCCTTCAGAGTCATCGGGTCGAGCCTCGTGCCTCAAGGGGACGTTCGACTGCGGTTTCAGTGGCGCATCACCGGACCCTCGCAGGATGACCCGGAAGCAACCACGGCCGGGCAACCGGTCGCCCAGGCGCATCTATACAGCATGCGCTACCTCGCAATCGGAAGGTGGCGGTAATGTCCCGAATCACCGACGGTCCAATTGTTTCCGGCGATGCGCTCGACGCTGCAAGCCTCAACACGCGCTTCAGCAGCTACACGCAGACCGACCTCAACCAGTTCAACCACCGAGACGCAGCGCACGACCTGCCGCAGTTCGCGACGGGGTGGCTGCTCACCCATGCGCAGAACCAGGACATCGGCCTCAACGACTGGCGACACACGAGCACAGTGACGGTGAACGGCATGACGGCCATGCCGGCGAACCCTCACCCCATCGAGGACGGTGCGGGCAACCCGACGGACATGCCCTTTGGGGCAGGCCTCACCATCGCGAACGGCGAAGTTCTGCGCGTCTACTGGAACCTTTCGGCCAAGGCAACCCAGGGCAGCAACTGGGACGCCGCCGGCAGCCTCGGCTACCACAACTTCAACAACGCACCGAACCCGGACACCAAGACCGATACCTGGGGCGGGTGCTGGGTGTTCTACCTGGAGTGGGACACAACCAGCGCGAGCCGCACCAACTACGTACCGGTGCCGGGGCAGGGAGACTTCAAGACAATCGTCGGCAGCTACTACGGCGACAGCCTCTCCAGCACTCAGGCAACGAGCGTCATGCCCTCGGGTCTCCGCTATGCCGAGCTGCCTGACAATGGTTCGCTGCCCAACCCGAGCTCGGCAAGTACCCAGCGATGGCGCGGAATCTCGGGCGCATGGTACTACCCCCGAACGGTGCCTTCGAGCCTCGTGGTCTACGGCATCCGGGTCGTGGTCAAGGGTGTGCTCCACCCCTACCGCAGCGGGTCGGTGAACTACCTCGTACACGACACCGTCTACAGCAACGGGGCAAGCCTCGAGTACAATGGCGGCAACCTCGCCGTTCTGAAGCATCGGGTGCGTTGAATGTCATTCACTCCCCCCACCACCTTCGCCGACGGCACCGTCTGCACCTCCGCTGCCCTCGAGGGCAACTTCGAGGCGCTGCGGGTGTACCTGCACGGCGGCATTGTCCCGGGCGACATCGAGAACGTGCAGTGGATTGACACTCGCCACGTTCAGCCCCCGAGCTTCGAGCCCTTCGCCGGTGTGCAGCACGGCGTCACCGGACACCAGGGCGGCAACAACTCGGGGCTCATCCGGCTCACCTTCTGCACAAAGTACCTCTCGGGGCAGGGGCGCACGAGCTCGCAGGCCTTCCACCCCATCCCCGGTACTGCCATCACCGTCGACACCAGGCGCGCGAGCACGGCCGTCTTCCACTACTGGTGGGAGGTGGAGGGTGGACCGGACGAAAGCACGGCAGGCGGGCAGGAGTCGACGGACACTGACCGGCAGGTGTGGATTGCGCCCTATGTCAACGACCCGGCCTCGGCCTACTCCCAGTACAGGCAGCACGCGCAGGAAGTCGCCACCGT